GCGTGGGTGATATCAACCAGCTCCGCATTGAACGCGAGGCGGCGGCTGCGCAGCCCGGCCACCGTCACATAGCTCGTGCCATTGTGGATCTTCAGCAGCAGATCCTTGCCCTTCTGTGCGGCCATGCGGCGCTCCTCTCAGCTCAAGGGTTCGGTGACGGCGCGAAAGCGCAGCACCGCGTGATAGGTGCGCCCGTCGCTCTCGCGGCGGATATCCGCCACGGCAAAGCGCAGATTGACCAGGCGATGCCCGGCGGGCGCCAGCGGTGCATCGTCCAGCGCCTGCAGCAGCGCGCCGGCGATCACATGCGCCTCCCTGTGCCCGCCCTGGCGCGACCACGCGTGCAGCACCAGCTGATGCTCCTGCACGGCGCCGTCATCGGTGGAGATGTCGGTGATGACGGCATCGCCGAGCGTGACATAAGGAAACGCCGCATCGCGCGGCACCTCGTCATGCACGCGCGCGCCACCGAGCACGGCCATCAGCGCGGTGTCGGCCTTCAGCGCCGCATGGACCGCCGCGCGCAGCGCGACATTGGCAGCAGGCATGATGGGCTCCTCATGTCACCCGATACTCGGCATGGATTTCGGTGAAGCGGCGATCCGCGCTTTCGCTGAGCCCCGTGATGCGATAGATCCTGCTGCCATCGACCAGCCGATGCCGCAGCGACAGCACGAGCCCGCTGCGCAGCACGATGCGCAGCTTCACCACCGCGCCATCGCTATCGGCCTCGCCGCCATGCTGCACACGCTCCGGCATCACGGCGGCCCAGACCGTCGCCACCGGCCCATGGCTGCGCAGCACGCCGCCCTGCCCGTCATCGCTCTCGACGGGCGCCTCGATGACGAGACGCGTCTTCATGCGGCCGGGATTTTTCATAGCGCCAGCATCCGATACGGCGCGATCAACGCGCTCACGCTCGCCGGCACCAAAGCGCCATCCGCCGTGGCCACGCGATGGTCGTACCAATGCGCCAGCAGCAGCCGCACGGCCTGGCGCAGATCCGCCGGCACGTCGTCGGCGTCGGCGCCATAGCCGCAGCGCACATCGAGTTCGATCCCCGCGCGTGCGCGCCCATGTGATCGCGGCGCCGGCAGCGCGAAACACGGCGCCGCGATCACATTGGCCCCGACATCGACGAAAAAACTCTCGCCATCGATCGCGCGCGCCTCGCCATCGGCATCGACCAGCCGCACCGCCACCAGTTCCCGCAACGGCCCGATCCGCGGCGCAAAACGTCCGTCGCGCGGCCAGGCGTCCAGCACGAAGCGCCAGGTCTGCGCCAGCAGCGCGCGCCGTGTCATCGCCTCCACATGCACCCGCGCCGCCGCGATCAGCGCGATGATGACAGCATCGTCATCACCGTGTTCCACGCGCAAGAACGCCTTCGCCTCGGCGAGCGTCAGCGGCTCGTTCACTGGCGGTGTCAGCAGAACAGCAGACATGCGGCCCTCGGCATATGTGATGGGACAATTCGGGGAATTGACATCGCGGCAGCGCGGCGGTGACATCCCGCCATGATTCAGACAGGTCGCGCGCTGGCGGTGGCAGCGCTCACTTCATTGATCGCAGCCACGGCGTTCGTCTTGCCCGCGCAGGCGCTGGTCGGCGGCGCCGAACGCGATCAGGGCGCGCTCGGCCGCGGCGTGCTGACCATTGTCGGCTCGCGCGGCAATTTCTGTTCGGGCGCGCTGATCGCGCCGACGCTGGTGCTCTCCGCCGCGCATTGCGTGACGCCCGGCGCCAGCTACAAGATCGTGCAATATGACAGCGACCGGCAGCCGCAGCTGATCGCCGTGAGGCGCGTCGCCGATCATCCAGGGTTCAATGCGCAGGGCATCAAGGCGCATCGCGCCAGCGCCGATATCGCGCTGCTGCAACTCAACGAACCGCTCGCCGGCAAGGCCGCGCTGCCGCTCGGCCGCCCGCTCGAGCCGTTCGAGGCCGGCCAGGACTACACCATCGCCGGCATCGGCGTCGCCGCGCGCGGCGATGGCAAGAGCGGCGGCACGGTGCGCTCCGCGCAGCTCGTCTCCACCAGCCATCCCGGCAAGTTGCAGATCCGCCTGCTCGATCCCGCCACCAATAACGAGCGCCCCGGCCTCGGCGCCTGCACCGGCGACTCCGGCGGCCCCGTGCTGCAGCAGCAGAACGGCCGCCCTGTCGTGATCGGCGTGATCTCGTGGTCCACCGGCGCGAAGAGCAGCGCCGGCTGCGGCGGCCTCACCGGCGTGACGCCGCTGACGCTCTATCGCGACTGGATCCTGCAGACCGCGAAAGCCTGGGGCGTGGCGCTGTAGGCATCACACACTCATTTGTCGTCGCCCGGCTTGACCGGGCGATCCAGTAAACGGCGCAGGCGC